ATTAAGAAGAGAGGGATTCGTAAGGATTAGGAAGATTGCAAAGTTATTCGGAAGAGGTAAATCTGTAAAAACTTATAAACGTGGACACTCAATAAAAGGTGCAGATCGATAATGTCAATGGTAAGAGGTAGGGCAATAGAATATAGGATAAAGGCTGGTAGTAGAGCCACATTAGAATTAACTATAAATGATGCTACAGGAAGTGCTAAATCATTAACAGATACTGTCACATACGCAACAGGGAACTGGAAAGTATGGAAACCAGACGGTACATTAATAATAAACGGAGCCATAACATACGATAACAGAGCCAACGGTCTAGTAATATATGCATTAACTGCCAATGATACAGTTGTAGCAAACGCAGGTAAATGGGAGGGAGAGGTGGAGCTATATAATTCAAGTGGCACAATAATAGAACAGACAAGAACTTTTAGTTTCGTAATAGAGGAGAGTTACTAATGGCAAAGATAATACAAACCACAGGTGGAGTTTGCGAGATATGTGGTCATCATCAATCAAATCATTATCATAATGAAGGTTGTGACCAGTGTGAATGCAAAAGTCGTGGAAGAAGAGTAATTACGTAACATTTATATTAGGCAGTAATCTATAGTGTTCTATGTTAACACTAGATAAAGTGAAAGGAAAGGTGTATTTTGCATGGAGAAAGTCACAAATGAAGGCTCTTGAGACAGAAAGATTAGGTAACATTCATGTATCAGATTTGATCAAACCATGTTTAAGAAATGTAATGTATAGTAAGTTTATTAAACAGTCATCAAATGCAAATGATTTAAGAAGTCTATTCTATGGTCAGGCAGTCCATAAGGTAACATCATTAAATGATGATATGAAGTATAATGAGATGTTTCTCGGTTATGACTATGTGAAAGACGAGCCAATAAGTCTTGAAGAAGCACAGGCATTAAAACCTGATGACCCACGACATCTAGATATAATATATGGATCAATAGATGACTTGATTAAGGTAGAAGATGAATGGGTTATATGTGATAAAAAGACAACAGGGGCTATTGATTATTTTTCAAAATATAATTCAAAGCCTAGTGATAGTCACAGAGACCAGATTAATAGATACAGAGTTCTTCTTGATAAGTGCTATAATATAAACGCAAAGTTTGGTGCAGTTGTTTATATCTCCAATAATGTTCCAAAAGATAAGGTTGATAAACCATCAATATTACCATTTAAACTAGAAGCAATAGAGAAAACATTACAAGATATGGTAGAAAAAGCTAAGATTATTAAGGAATCATATACACAGAAGATACTACCAGAAAGAACATTTTGCTATATGTGTGATACTTTTTGTCCATATGCTACCAAATGCTTTACAGATGAGAGTGATAAGATTGAAGGCTGAAGACCACATAAGAGATCTAGTTCTTTACTTTCATGAAGCACTAGCACATGAACCTATAGACCCTGTAGAATATGGAGTTCCTCCTAAATTTGTTAATGTAGATGATACAGAACTTCGTGGTCTACTACGAGCACTTCGTTGGGTTATAGAAGACGATGACGAAGATTTACTTTAATGCAAACAATAAGGCTCATCTTGAGACTCTTAAGGCTTGTGGAGTTAAAAATGTCCTTTTATCTTACAAGTATTCGTATGCCAATATAAAGAAATTTCACGGTAACTTTGACTCAATCATGGTTGTTGCTGGCATAGGATCAAATGAAGATAAATATCATGATTGGTTAAAAGCCAAGAAAGAATACTATGATTATGCTACACAGTTTGATGTATATTATGACATGGAAAAGACCATAAAGCATTGGGAAAAGGAGAAAAAGGAAGGAATAGATTGGACACTTCCTGTATTACAGGGAAACTATCTACATCATATAAGCAGGATAAGACCAAAGACAGGTTCATATGTATGTCTGGGAGAGATAAAAGGTAAGTTTGAGACAGAAGACCAAATGAGAAAACTACCTGCAAACCTGAAACTTCATGGTCTTGCCAAAGGTAAGTTTATTCAAGATAGAAAATTTCATAGTATTGATACAAGTGCTTGGGTTTCTGCTGCCATGAGTAAAAAGACAGAAGTATGGAACGCCAACACCACTTACTCTATGTTTTTTGGTCAAAGAGGTAGGGGTATGACACCAATGTTAAGACATTCATGTGACGTTTACAAGGAAAATATGGAGAAATTAGGCATAAATATTAATAATGTGATAGATGCAGAGTACTATTCATTACTTAAAATACCCATAGCACTGCTATTTATGCCTATGTGTAAGGCTTTAAATATGTATGAGGAAAACTTTAATATTTGATTTGATAATTGGCAGTATGACTAAAGATGATTTATTCAAGATTACACCTATAGAAGGCAATATTACTATAGATAAGAGAAAGACTATATCACCATTCAACTCGGTCAAACACCTAAAAACAGCAAATATACCTGCACTATGTGACCAATGTGTATACAGGTCTATTGATGACGGTGGTAATGGCAAATGCCCAAAGTATGAAAAGGGTGCAGTGTGTGCTATTAGAGAGGACTTTGTTAAATTCATCAATGATTTAGATACAAGAAATCCAGAAGACTTAAAGGCTATGATAGATATGCTAGCAAAACTATCATTTGAAAATGTTTTAATGGCTTTAACACAAGCTAAGATGGATGGAAATATACCTGACAGAAATACAAAATCAGAAATCAACACATTACTAAGTATTGTAAAGTCTATTAATGATCTCAACAGCAAGATAGTTGTGACAGAAAGGACAGAGTTTGATAAGGCAGGGGATATATCAAATATATTCAGACAGATAAAAGCAAAGAAGAGTGGAGACTAAATGGAAGACGGATTATTCTTATGGTTCCTTTGTGGGTGTTATCTAGTAGGTGGAATAACCATTGGTTGGTTTGGTGGAATTTGGTGGAGAAATAGGAAACCAAAGAGAACAGGAACAGGAAGATGGGATTGGTCTAATAGAAAATTCTATGGTAGTGGTGATCAGTAATGCCTACTTTAGGTGACCCACCAGCAGCAGGACATGAGTACAGAGATGCCTGTAAATCATGTGGATCTACTGATGGAAGAACATGGACATATGGAAATAATGATGGACAATCAAAGGGATTTTCAACTTGCAAATCATGTGGGGCTGTGACTAAATAATGGCTAAACAGGTAGAGTGGATTAATGGACACTGTGTAGATTGTGGTTGCTATTGGGGAGTATCAGATGATGTTGCAAAATCTGTTGGATGTGAGTGTGAATGTCATGACTGATAATACAACATTGAGATTTAACAGGTATATGAGAGAACTGGCAGCAATAGAAAAGAAAAGAGAAAGAAAACTAAGACAGATAGAAGAGTTAAGAGGGAAGTTAAAACTTGCCTAAAGCGTTTTGTTGTTTTTTATGTGGTCATTGTAATGATGATAACAAAGATGATTGTGGGTGTAAGTGTCATGGCTAGACCAGATAAACAGGTACTAGAAGAAAGACAGAACTTTGTACAAACAATAGCAGACTGTGCTTCAAACCCAAGCCTATTCAGCAAGGTATTTCTTGACCATGAATTGTTTGAGTATAACAGAAAGTATGTTGACTGTAAGGAAAGATTCATAGTATATCGTTCTGGAAGACAGGTAGGTAAAACAATGTCTACTGCTGTCAAAGCTATACATTTCGCATTCTTTGCACCACTAATGCTAAAAACTGTTAATAAGGAATGCACCATTGTAATAGCAGCACCTACCCAGAATCAGGCAACAATCATGTTTGACAGAATTAGAAGCCTTGTTATCAATAATACATTCTTAAAGGGATATATAGTGAGAAACACACAGTCAGAATTATGGGTTAAATTCTTAGATAATAACGGTGTAAGTAAGATTATCACTAGGGCTACAGGAGAAACAGGCGTATCTCTCAGAGGCTACTCACCTCACGTAATCATAGCTGACGAGTGTTCCTTCATTAAGACCAATATATTAAAAGCATTCTTACCATCTGGTATGGCTACACAGGCAAGAGTGTGGCTGACATCAACACCGTTTAGCAAATCAGGATATTTCTATGAAGCGTGTGTTGGATCTAGACCTGCAAACCCTGAAGGTATGTGGTTAGAGTTCCATGTGAAGTCAACCCAAAATCCATTGGTTCAGGAAGATCCGACATTCCTAGAAGAGATTAAAAAATTAACAAAAGATGAATATGTTCAGGAGGTAGAAGGGGAATTCCTTGATGTGGGTGATGCTCTTATACCAAATTCACTACTTACTGATTCTATATCTGATGCCAAACCTAGTGGTAAATCTAGGTATTACCTTGGAGTTGATGTAGCTCGAACTGGAAGAGATGAAACAGTATATACTGTGATAGCAGTTGATGAGAATGATGTGGTTTATGTCATGCATACAGAAGCAGAAGAACAGTCAAACATAGTAGACATAGCTGGAAGGGTAGGAGATATGGTTAGAGATTATCGTATTGAAACAGTATATGTAGACGAAACAGGATTAGGTGGAGGTCTGGTAGACTTGGTAAAAGAGCAAGGTTCACCTGTAAGAGGGGTTGTATTTACTATGCAGGAAAAGGCAATAATGTATAGAACACTGCGTTTATTATTTGAAAACCATAGAGTAAAAATCAAGGATATTAACAAACTAATATACCAATTATCCTATATAAGAAGAGAATATACAGAGACAGGTATAATGAAGATTAAATCTGATGAGCATGACGACTATCCAGATAGCCTAGCATTAGCTTGTAAGGCTGTAGCAGGTGGAGATGGTGCTTATGTTATTGAATTAGGTAAGAATTTAAAGAAAGCATTG